GACACGGTACACCCCAGAGCCGTAAGATCGATTCCCGCTGCCGCCCGTGGGATTGACCCCGCACGTCGCAATCCGGCCGGAGGCGCCCTGTCCGTCGCTGTAGCTCCGCATGACGAAGCCGCCGGCAATATAGGATTGGGTCCGCTGACTTGATCCGTCGACGATGAATTCAAGAGGCGAGGCGAAGAAGAGACTACACACATCATCGTTCCAGCTGCCGCTGAAGCTACTGAGATTGCTCGAGCCAAACGTGACGAAGGGAAAGGCATCGCCGGAAACCGAGCTGATGATGTCGCCGTAGTAATAGGCTCCCATGGCGTTGTTCCACTGCCCCCATGCGGTGAACAGGTAGAAGCCGATGTCGGTGGCGATCACCATCCAAGCGCGTGCGCCCGAGGTCGTATCTGGCGACTTTGCGATCAGCGAGCCCCGCGGCTGCATGGCTGGGTTCGGAGTCGGGTTCGCGCCGGTATCGATGTCGCTCATTGCGCTGTAGGCCCAGGTCTGAGCGAGGCGCCCGGTGTTCAATGTCTCTGCGGAGGCATCGTCGCGAACGCGCAGATAGGCGCCGGATCCGTTGACGACGCTGTTCCGGTACACATGCACGCCCGCATTGGAGTAAGGGCGGGTCCAGCCAGCACCAGGCTTAGTGGTCTGCCCGGTTCCGTAGCCGGTGACCAGGACCGCATGCAGCAGCGCGATCAATGATCCGGCCTGGCCGTTCAGCACCGGCGCACCCGGATCCGTGCTGCGGTAGACGGTAGGAATCAAGCTCACTGGGCACCTCCAGCCACGTTGCCAACCACCATCAATCGGGTGGAATCAGTCGCCCCCTCCGGCGTACCGGGTAGGGTCGTGCGAACCATCCACACCGGCGCCAGGCCGCCGATTGTGTTGAACCGCACCACGTTGTTGGTTGACCAGCCCGCGCCCCACCCGCTTGCCAGCGCACGGAAGTACGGCCTGGCCGTGCGGGGATTGAGGGGGGCCAGATCAGTCGTGGTACTGCCGGTGGCGATCACCCCGACCGTCTCACCAATCACCTCGAAGTTTGTAGCGCTGGTAAAGCGGATCGCCCAACGCTCGGTAATCGCGTCGCTGTTGGTCACCTCCAGCGGGTAGTCGGTGTCGTTGTAGGTGCCCGGCGCCGCGCTGCCAATCGGGGCATTGCTCCAGACCCCGGTCCACGCCGCCTGGTCGAAAAGGCTCTCCACACGCGCCTGCAGGTCGAGCGAGCCATTGGCCTCGCCCAGACGAAGTGCGGTGCTGATCATCGCCTCCCCAAGGGGATAGTCATGGGTGAGGCCCGTATTGATCTCGATCTCACCGGTGATCTGAGGTTGCACAACCAACCGGCGGTCTTCAACGCGCTCGCTGATGATGATCGGCAACGTGTACGCGGCCAGGTTGAGAGGATCACTGAACGTCAGGCTTCCCGCGTCCATATCGACCGTGTACCAGGCGCTTTCGACCGGCTTTCCGTCCGCATCGCGCACTTCCACGCCCGCGACCCGGTTGCGGCCGAACGCGACCACTTGCCCTGCCTGAGGCGTGTTGATGCTGTGCTTGGCAGTGTGGTGGATCAGCACCGTCTGACCGGCCTTGAACGCCGGCGCGCGCCCATCGCTGGGCAGGCGAACCGACGACAGGCCGATCACGACCTCGGAAAGCGGAATGGATCGGTAGACCACCGCGCCCATGTAGATCGACCCTGCCAGCACCAGCGCTGGGCGCCACACCTGGTCACCCTCCACCTGGTCCGGGTCAAACCACGGCTGCCCCTCATTGCCCGCCACCGGTACCAACTGGCCGAACTGGACCTTGGCAACGCCGCTCACCCAGTCAACCGATCCGCGCATCTGCGCGCCGGAAATGGTGCCGTTGATGTCAGCGGTACCGGTAATCAGCTCGCCATCGAGCCGGTTGGCACGCAGGGTGAACATACCCGGCCGCAGCGGCGAACCAGGTGCACGGAAGAAGCTGTTTGCCACGCCCGGGTCCGCAATGCGCGTCAGCAGCGACTGCACCTGCACGCCATTGGCGCCGCCAGCCAGCCACTGGACCAGGTTGACCACGCCTGAGGTGTAGTCGATGGTGCCGGCGTAGACGCCCGCACCGGTCAGCGGGTCCACCGTGTGATACACCCCGCCACTGCGGTCCACGTACGTGCGGCCGCGGAAGGTGAAGCGAACGCTCCCCGGGACGATGCTGTCGCTGATGGTAGGGGTCAGCTGCAGCATCACGGGCGGCAGCTGGAAGGTCTCTTCCGCCGGTTGAGTGGTTGCGCCGGCCAGCATCCAACCGACCGAGACAATGGTGCCGGCGGAGAACTGCGCCAGCACATCCACGCGGTCATAGCCGACCACCTTGAGCCTGCCCGAGCGCACTTCATACTTGGGGTAGGACACCTGGTGGACCATGAACTTGCCCGCCTGCAGCGTGACCGCGGCGGTGTTGTAGTTGATCGATCCCAGAACCGTGGTGGACGTCGCATCGCCCACCGAAACGGCCACCACGTTGCCATTCCCGTCATCCTTGGCGATCACGCGCATAGCCTGGGGCGCGGACGTCAGGTCGAAGGCGTCACGCATCACGCTGATCACCCAGTCCAGCATCAGCGAGCCCGGGCGCACCGGGCCCTGCGGGAGGACGAAGGAGACCACGCCATTTCCGTCCGGCACCGGTTGGGGGGCTGCGTTCAGCGGCTCGCCCCAATCGTAGGTCACAGCTCCCTGGCTGTTCGCGTCCGGCAGCGTCTCCAACCGTAGCGTGCATTCACCGGTTGCATAGGAGATCGTTCCGCGCAGCTGGCCGGCAACGAGCAGCCCACCCACTCCGTTGTCGACCACCTCAACGTCGTCGCCGGCCACACGCAGGGTCAGGCGAACGCTACCCGGCACCGCTGCGCCCTGCCCCAGCAGGAAGTGCAGCGCAGGCGCCTGGATGCTCGCATCGCCCGTACGAGCCTCCGCGATGATGGACGTGCCCCACGCCTTGATCACGCTGCTACCCAGGTCAGGCAGAGCCCCCGTGGTCAACACCAGGGCACCGGTGATGTAGTTGATCGTGCCGCCGCCCTGCCCGGGCTTGCCCACCAGCTGGCCCCGGCCATTGTCGGTGAGCCGATACCAGCGCCCCAGGGCGCGGTAATCCACAACCACAGTGCCCGGGGCCGGCAGCGGTTCAAGCTGGGACAGCCAGACCATGCCTTGATTGTTCTGGGTCACCGATGTTTCGTCGGTGAACCCCTGCATCGCGATGGTCCCGGCCGGCGTGGCGGTAATGCTCACGCTGGTACTGCCGGCGCCGGTCGCGTGCGAAATCGACACCACACCCGACTGGTAGTCCACGGCCCCGCTCCACGGCGTGACGGCCACCGAGGCCAGACCGCCCGAGCCGTCATCGCTCAGCTCGACGCTGCCCACCAGTACCTTCACACTGCCCACGGCCATGCCGGTGCCGAAGAAGCGGGTGACGGGAACACCGGCGGTAAACGGGCTGTTGAAGCTCAGGCCCAGGCTGTTTGCCGGTCCTGAGGGAACATGGCTCAGCGTCCCCATGCCGGCCAGCACGTCGCTGACCGGGGTTTCTGCCGTGGAAGTGGGAACGATAGGCACGTACGGCGAATCGATCTGCACGGAAAGGTCACCTGGCTTGCCGGCGGCGGTCAGCCGCTTCACGCTGTGGTAGCTGTTCGCGTCGACCACGTTGGTCTCATACACGCGGGTCGCAGGCTTGGTCGCCGAGTACCGGATCACCTCCTGACCGTAGAAGTTGAGCAGCAAGGCGTTCACCAGCTCGATCACCAGCACGTCGCGCTCGAACGCGCCCTGGTCGTCGGTGAAGCTCCGGGTGGTCCTGGACAGCACGCTTTTCACGCGCACGTACTGCTCGCCAGGATCTTTGCCGGACGATGCGAGCGTCAGCAGGCTCAGGTTGTCATTGATGTCCGGGCTGGGGGCATCCTTGGTCGTGTAAACCTGGATGGTCATCTGTCCGATGAAATGATCGCCCAGCAGGATGAAACGCGATTCAGTGCCGCGGGTGATGTAGCTCTCCACCCGATTCTTTGCGTCCACGCGCACGTCGCTGTACGAACCGGTCGCGAACATGGTCACGGTGACGCGCGGATCCGCCGGCGGATCGATCAGCACCGCGATGGCATCCTTGAGCACATCCGGCGCCGGCGTATCCACGTGGACGAACATTTTGCGTAGCGTGGAGCGGCCCGTGGTCCGCTCTTCATCACCGATGTCCGGGAACAGGTTGTTCATCGCGCCATCGAGGATCTCGGTCTGGACCATGCGGCCACCGCCGTCAGGATTATCGGTGAGGCGCTGCGACTGGCGCATTTTGATGTCAGTTGCGAGGATCGTCATTGTTTAGACCGTCATGAGGCGAAGGGTGATGGAGAAGTAGTCCTGGTCGAGGGCTGGCGTGGCGAACCGCAGAGGATCCGCCTCAATCGCAGCGCCTTCCGTCCGGCGCCAGCGCACCTGAAATGTCCGCTCGCCGCCGTTGTGCGCCGGCAGTACCAGCTCCAGGGGCGCCAGCTGCAACGTCGATTCGCTGACCTGCAGCGCACGCAGAACAGGCAGTGGCACCACGCCGACCCAGGCGTTGCCATCACGCGTGCTCTGCAGCGTGATCGGGCGACCTGCCTGGCGTTTGGACTCCTGAACAACCAGTGCCCCGGTAAGCGTGGTACGGACCTGCTGGCCCACCTGCCAACCGGTGAATTCGTCGGTCCACTGCAGATCGGCCGGAAGCTCGATGCCGGCGAGCGTGATGCGCGTCATGGCCGCCTCCCACGCACCGATACAGCCCTGCTCTGTTCCACCTTGCGCAACACCGCTGGCGCCACCAGGCCGACGATGCGCTCAGCGAACTGCTTTTCATCAGCAGTGGCGGCGGCCATCACTTCTTTGCTGGGCGCGCGCCAGTCGATCACCAACACCTCCTCTTTGCCGCCGCCTGCGCCGATACGTGCCCGGTCCGCCTGAGCCTGCGCCTCGGCCTCGGCCTGGACGGCTTTGAGGCGGTCCTGGGCGGCCTTCTGGGCGGCCGCGTCCTGCTCTGCACGTTGGCGTGCAATGCCGGCCTGCAGCTGCGCAACCTCGTTCAGCTCGCCCTCGCCGATGAAGTCGAATCGTTGCTTGAGATCCTCCCGGGCCGACTCCAGGAAGCCGTCCTGCGCCTTGCCTGTCTCTTCCAGTTCCTGCCTCAGCTCCGCCAGCTGCTTACGCTGGCCACTGAGGCGGTTGAGGGCATTGGCAAAGTTCTGCAGCGGATTCACGTTGCCCAGGTTGTGCATCGCGTCCTTGGCCGCTTCGGAGATCTCTCCGATGCCAAAGGCCATCGACTGGGCGGCCTTGCCAGCCTTGTCGAACTGGCTTCCAGTCTTCTCGGCACGATCACCGAGAGCTCCAACTTCTCCCTTTGCCTCTGATACACCTTGCGTCATCCGGATGATCGCGGCCCGGCCAGCCAATGCCCCGCCCTGGACTTGCTCCATTGCAACTTGCCCGGTGTTCCCCATTCCCTTGAAGTTCTGACCCGTCTGCAGAATCTGACTCTGCACCTGCAGCTGGGACCGTACCTGAGCCTGACGCCAGCTATCGCTGTCCGCTACGGCGGCTTGGGCCGCATCCGAGTAGGCCCGGAACGCCCGCCGCACGTCCTCGATACTGGCCTTTCCCTGCGACGCACCGCGCTGGATGGATTCGAATGCAGCCTTGGCCGAATCGCGTGCCGCGTTCAGCGACTCCTGCGACTGGATGCCCAGCTTGGCGAAGTCGTCTGCCAGTGGATTCAGCGCCGCCTGCATGTCGCGCAGTCGTGCGTTCAGGGCTGCAGCTGAGCGGCCGGCCGCATCGAAGCCGATCTTGCCCTGGTTTCCCGCCGCCTCCAGCAGCGAGCCCAGGGTCCGCGCCTCATCCAGCGTGGAGACCTTGCCCAGCGCAGCCTTGAATGCCGCCTCGATCTGGGTGCCGGTGGCCACCGCGCTCTCGGCAACGGCGCCGAAAGCGGCAATGGCGTCCCGCCCAGCCCCCGTGAAGCGGAAGCCCATGCGGTCGGCCGAAACGGTCAGCTTCTCCAGCGCGGCCAGCAGCGTGGTTTCCAGTACCGCCGCGGCATCGACTGCGCCGTCCGGGAGAGCCTCGAAGGCCGACTGGGCTGATGCCTGGAACCGCGCCAGCTCTTCGCCCGAGAGGCGGCGCAGGGCCTCGAGCAGCCCCTCACGAACATTCTTCTCAGCCGCGCCCCCCTGGGTGGCCACGTAGCCCAGCGCTGCACCCACGGCCTCCAGACTGCCGGCGTCCACGAAGTTGAGCCCAGCGAACAGCTTTCCGATGGATTCGGTTGCCAGCTTGGCGTTGCCTTCGATCCCCTGCAGCTGCCCGACCACCTGCTGCGCCGCGCCGCCGATCCCATTCCTCAGCCCATCGGCCGCCTCGCGGGCACCGCGGGTCAGCGAGGCGAATCCGGTCGACACGTCCAGCAGACGCTGGGTCACCTGGCCCAGCTGCTGCAGCTGCTCTGCGGTAGCCAGCCCGGACTTCTGCTCCATGAGCAGATAGCCCTCCTGTGCGGTCAGATAGCGCTCAAGCCCTGCCAAGCGCTTCTCGTAGGCCTGGCGCTCCGCCTCACCCAACCGCGCGACTTCATCCGCAGTCTTGATGACCACATCACGATAGTCGAAGAACGAGACCGCCTGGCGGCGAAGCTCGGTCGCCGAATCACGCACCTGGTTGATGTAGGCGCGCTGCGCCTCGCCGGCACGCTTGAGCGCAGGGTCATGCTGGCGCCAGATGTCCTGGGCAACCGTCTTGAGGACGTCCAGGCCACCCATCGCGGCCTCTAAGCCCAGCACCGCCACGGTGATCGGCACCACCTTGGGCAAGCCTCGCAGCAGTCCGCCGAAGCGCCCCAGACCGCGGCTGCCACTGGCGACGGCAGCATTGTTGGCCAGCTGCGCGTTGGTCGTGGCAATCAACGACGCACGCCAGGCGTTGAGCTGCATCAGCGCACCCACGATCTTGAACTGCGCATAGGCCGCAGCCATCAGCCCGATGACCCTGGCATGGTCCACTACCCACTGGGTGGTGCCCTTGACCGCCTCGGCCATCGTGATGATGGCCTGCGCCGTCTGCTTGGCCCAGCGGGACAGGCTGCCATCGGCGGCCAGTCGGTCCAGCGTGGTCAGCAGCGTGGTCAACTGATCTTTGAAGTAGGCGAGCACGCCTTGGTCGGCGACCTCCTGCTTCCAGTCCTTGAAACGATCAGTGGCGGTCTTCCACAGGCCAGCGATGGTCCCGACCTTGGCCGCCGCGGCGGCACCGCCGTAGGACTCGGCCAGCAGATCCAGAATGATCGCCTGGGCCTTGGCCACCTGGCCGGTCGCCTCCAGCTGCTTGATCAGGGCCTTTTGGCTGTCATCCAGCGTGAAGCCCTGCTTGCTCAGGCTCTCCATCGCCTTCGACGGCGTCTGCAGAGCCTTGCCGACAACCTCAGCGGACTGTTCCAGCGACATGCCCAGGCGCTGGGCCTGGTCGATGGTGATCTGCATGGCTGCCGGGAACTGCTCGCCGACAATGTTCGTGTAGGACAGCAGCCGCACCTGGGCGGCGCTGATCTGCCCATCGTCAAAAAGCCCGCTCTGCAGCTGCCTTCGCATTGCAGCCAGGCTCTCTGCGGTGAACTCGCTGGTTCGGCCAGTGGCCTGCAGCGCTGCCTCCAGTTGGGCCAGCTCCTGCTCTGCATCACTGCCCTCTTTCACGATGGCCTTGATGCCATCGACAACGCGGTTCAACCCGACGAATGCAATGGCGCCGGCAGCCACGGCCTTCAACTTCCCGAACCAGCTGACGGTACTCTCGGTGGCCGAAGCCAGATCGCCGCTGCCGGCCGCCGCATCGGAGGCTCGCTCGCGATAGTCAGCCAGCGACTTGGCCGCCTTCTGGCTGGTGACGGCCTGCCTGCGGAAGGCATCCTCCGCCTCGGAGATCTGCTGCTTGCGGCGCTTGCCCGCCTCAGCTTCAGCAGCGGCTGCGCGGGCCTGCTCGTTCAGCGCCGCGGCACTGCGCGACGCCTCCACGCGGAGGCGCTGCTGCTCATCGGCCAGGTGGGCCGTGTTGACACCCAACGAGCCTAGCTCGCCATCGGCCTTGGCAACGGCCTCCCACTGCTCGTTCAGCGCCTTCTTGAGCCGCTCGCCCTCCTTCCTCAGCTCCCGCTGCGCGGCCAGCACCTCGCGGGAGGGCTTCTCCATTTCTCCGATGCTCAGGCTCAGCGCAAGTGCAGCCGCCTGATTGGCGCCGAACTCGCTCTCCAGCTTGCCCAGCTCATCCAACATGCCCTCGAAGGCATCCGCCTTGCCTGCGGTTGCATTCAGGTCCACCAGCGATTCGAGCAGCTTGGAGGCTTTGCCCGCGGTCTCGACCGATGCGTCCCCCAGCTCGCCGAAGGCGGCGCGCAGGTCGTCAACGCCTTCGCGGCCCTGGGTCTCGATGACGACGCGGATTGCTTCTTCCAGCCGATCAGCCATTGCCGTTTCCATTGATGCGCCACTGGCGGCGCAGTTCAGTCGTATAGGTGGTGTGGAAACGCTCGATCAGGCGACTGCGTGCCGCGATTGCACGGCTGTTGCCATCGGCACCGGAGAGCATCTCGAACGGACTCGGCCCCCGCAGAATCCGCACAGGGCCGCGCCCCGCACGCCTTTGCTTCGCACGGTCCCACGACCGCACGCGAATGGCTCGGCGCCCCTTGATCGTGGCGATGAAGGCGCCGTCGTAGGTCTTGGACTCGCCCAGGCCGATGCTGGCCGTCGCGCCTTTGGAGCGCCGGCCCGCCCAACGCCCCCCGAATTCCAGCAGCGAGATCTGGCGAGTGCTGGCCCAGATCGAAAGGAAATCGTCCTTGCCGCGCTTTCCGGTCGAGTAGCCACGCTCACCGGTCTCCACGCGATACTTCCCTCGCAGGGCCGAGGCGCGGATGTTGTAGGACGCCCGCACCTCCTGGGTGGTCGCCGGCCCCGCCCGGCGCTGCAGGCCAATGAAGGCTCGCTGCACCGACAGGTCATAGCGGTTCAGAACGTCGCCGGCCAGGTTGGTCAGGCCATGAAGGCCTTTCGCACGGCGCCCGCTGACGTAGAACTTGAGCAGGTTGTTGTTGCGATTGGACGCCATTGAGCCCTCCCTGTTTCAAACCGGGAGGGCGCCGTGCTGGCGCCCTCCCCATGCTGGAGTCGACCCTGCCGTCAGCCGGCGGACTGCTCGGCGATCTTGAAGGTGTACAGGTCGTTCTCGCCGGCCTGGAAGATCACCGGACCGGTGAGGGTCACCTGGATGGGTTCGTCGCTGAACCAGTCCACGTCGCCATCCACGGTCAGGTCGATGTTCGGGATCGTCAGCAGGCCTTCGTCACCGCTGATGCGGTCCTGCATGTCGCCCAGGATCTGGAAGGACTTGCTGGGCGTGGTGCCGCCGCTGATGGCGGTTTCCAGGTAGGCGTCGTACTTGTAGTTAGCCACCACGGTGCCCACCTTGAGCTCGCCACCGGGCTTCGGGATCAGCAAGCCATGCACCCGATCAAGGGTGTAATCAGTGCCTTCCACCAGGTCGTCGGCGCCCTGCTTGAAGACCGGCGGGGTGTCGGCCAGCAGGAAGTTGTGCGGCAGCTTGACCGGCGTGTCCACGCTGCCCACGGCCACGGACACGTCGGTGGCAGTACCGGCGGCGACCTGGGTGGACACCAGGGTGCCATACAGCATGCGGGCCAGGATGGCGGTCGGCACTTCCAGCGCGGTGATGGACGCGCTGGTGACACCAGGGTTGGAGTCCTTGTGGATGATCTGCTGATAGCGCGAATCACGGCGCTTGCTCTTGATCTCCACGGAGTCGCCGGCTTCATAGCTGAACGTCAGCGACGACTGTTCCAGCGGCTGGTTGCCGAACTTGTCGGCCGGCTCGGGGATCACGGGAATGCGGGCGCCGTTGGCGCCGTGCTCCCAGAAGCGCAGGTCGCC